CAAGCTGAAAACCCTTGGCCTTGATGCGTCCAAGGAGTCTCTGACTTCCTACGGTAATACCGCTTCGGCAATGGGCAAGTCGCTTGACCAGATGATTGAAGCGGTCGCCGATGCTTCTACTGGCGAATTTGAACGCCTGAAAGAGTTTGGAATACGCGCAAAGAAGGAAGGCGATGATGTATCGCTGACGTTCCAAGGCGTTACAAAGACCATCAAGAATAGTTCCGAGGAAATCGGGCGCTATCTGACTGAGATTGGTAATAACAATTTCGCAGGCGCGATGACGGAACGCGCAAAAACGCTTGATGGCGCAATTTCAAATCTCGGTGATTCGTGGGATGAGCTATTCCGCACGATCAACAAGAATAATGCCGGTGGATTGATATTCGATAGCGTCAAACTCGCCACAGGCGCAATCACTGAAATGATTAGCCTGCTCAATGCGATGGACGGCGCAACAAGCGATGCAGCTAGGGAAACTGGCGCATTCACTGCCGCACAGAATGGGCTAAAGACTGTATTTGAAACTGTCGCCATTCTTGGAATGAACGTCAAGTATGTTCTTGTCCAGATCGGTAATGAGCTTGGAGGTCTAGCAGCGCAAGCCGCTGCCGTCGCTTCGTTCAATTTCCGCGCCGCTGGCGAAATTGGCCGGATGATGAAAGCCGACGCCAAAGAGGCACGGGCAGCATTGGACGAGGCTGAGAAGCGGGTATTCAACAGAAATAAATATAACAATGATCTAGGCTCTTTATCTGAAGGATTGCCGAATACTCCGGTCGCCAAGCCAAAATCAACTGGCGGTTCTGGTAGTGGTTTGCGTTCTGCAAAGTCTAAGTCAGTAGTTGCACAAGCGAGCGAAGAAGCAAAAGCCTACGAAGAGGCCATGAAAGGTTTAGCCTCCGTCAATGCAAATGCTCAGAAATCCACGCTTGAACTATCCGCTGCACAATCTACCCTTTATGACCTGATGACCTCGCCAGCATGGGCAACCATGCCGGAAGCCTGGAAGCAAACCGCAGTCGCTCAGTTTGAATCTGCCCGTGCTGCTGAAATGCAAGCCGAGAAGTTCCGCGACCATGCGAAGGCTATGGAAGAAGGCCGCAGGGTAATGGAGTCAATGCGAACGCCGGAAGAAGAATTGGCGTCTGAAATCGTAAAGTTGAATGACCTGTTGGATAAAGGCGCGATTTCTTGGGACGTTTATGCTAGAGCAGTATTCGCCGCGCAAGATAAATTGGATGAGTTGCCGAAAAAGGTAGAAGAAACAGGAAAAGAACTCGACGAATTTACCAAGCAAGCCGCACGCAACATGCAAGATGCAATGGCCGACCTGTTCCTTAATCCGACCAAAGACGGCATGGATTCGCTTGTCGAATCGTTCGGCAAGACGATACAGAAGATGATCGTCCAGGCCGGGTCGGCGCAACTGATGAATATCCTGTTCGGCGACATGGGCAAGACCGGGAAGGTTTCCGGGCTGGCTGGTTCGGCGCTTGATTGGCTATCAAAGGCTGTGTTTAACGCAAACGGTAATGCTTTTTCCGGTGGAGAAACCGTCAAGAAATTTGCCAATGGCGGAGCTTTCGGAAACGGGCGAATCCTTACCAAGCCGACCATGTTTGCGATGGGTGGAACCTTCGGCGTTGCCGGAGAAGCCGGGCCGGAAGGCGCATTGCCACTAAAGCGCATGAGCAACGGAAAGCTAGGCGTCCATATGTCAGGTGGCGGCGGGATGACGATCAATCAGACGATCAACGCAGGCGCCGGAACAGACAAGGCAGAAATCAGACGCGCCGCAGCCTCTGGCGCTAGAAGCGTTCTCGGCGTAGCCAATGGAGCACGCCGCTATGGCTGATTTTCTAGAAGAACGGATCGACCATCAGAAAATCAGGATGGGCGCGTCATTCACGGATGAATATGCCGTCAATGTCGTGCGTACATCTGGCGGGCAGGAATACCGCTCGCTCGTGCATCCATTCCCGCTTCGCACTTTCGACATTTCGCAATTGCTGGAAAAGTCTGAAACGTACAACTACATCCTGGCCCTCTATCACCGGGCGCATGGGCAATATGCCGGGTTCCGTATTCGCTGCTATGACGAATATTCAAGCAATGGAAGCATCGGCACGCCGACCAGCTTGGACCAGCCGACGCTGGCGCTGACGGCGACGACTCGGCAGATGGTCAAGCAATACGGCACAAACGGAACAGCCGGGGCCAGCGGATACCCATACCGCAAGATCAGAAAGCCGGTCGCAGGTACGGTGCTGGTGGCGAAGAACGGAACGCCACTATTCGGTGGAGATTTCAGCGTCGATACGACGACCGGCATCATTACCGTGCCAGGCGCCTTGATTTCCGACACGATCACCGCAGGATTCCAGTTCGATTGGCCGGTTCGCTTCAATGGTTCTCTGGTCATTGGTCAGGATTATCCGACACATCGGAATGCTGACGGAATCGAACTAATAGAGATTTTGAATCCATGAAATCCACCGTCGCTCCTTACGAAACTCGCGCCCTGTGCCTGCGGATCGTCTGCAAGAACGGCACGACGATCCGCCTCACGCGCTACCCGTTCGACCTCACCATGTCCAACGGTCAGGTCTATGCCACGGAATCCGGGCATGACTTTTCGGCGGTGGTATCGGAAACCTCGTTTGCCGCCGCTGCCGTCGATCTGGAAGGCTTCGTCGGCGTCGATGGCATGACACGAGATCGCATCGCCTCGGGCGTGTTCGATTCCGCCGAGTGCTACCTGTTCGCCTGCAACTTTCTTTCGCCAGTTGAAGATTACGAACCGATCACCAAGTCGATCCTGGGCAAGACGACGCTTGAAGATGACCATTACCGAATCGAGGAAATGGGCCTCGTCGATCTTCTCGGGCAGTCGGTTGGCGAAACCTACACGCCTTCCTGCCGCAAGGAATTCGGCGGCATGGGGCACGGCGGCTGCAAGGTTGATCTGACCACACTCGACGTGACCGGCTCGATCACCGCGATCACCTCCGACCGCATCTTCACAGATACCAGCCGCTCTGAAGCTGCCGACTGGTTCGGATGGGGCACGGTTCAATTTACTTCCGGGGCGAATGCCGGGCTACGTCCGATCAAGGTGCGTGATTACTCGGCTGGGCAGTTCACGCTGGTCGAGCCAGCCTATTACCCGCTCGAAACCGGCGTCACCTACATCGCCATTCCAGGTTGCCGCAAGCGCCTGGAAGATTGCCGCGACAAGTTCAACAACGTGCAGCGCTTCGGCGGGTTCCCGTGGGTGCCGACTTCTTCCACCTACCGCGACATCGGCATGGGGGCCATTGAATGACCGCAGACGACATCATTTCCGCCGCCCGCTCGGAACTCGGCACGCCATTCCGCCATCAGGGAAGAATCCCCGGCAAGGCGCTGGATTGCGCCGGGCTGGTTGTCCGCGTGGCCGTGCTGCTCGATATTCCCTACCTCGACCACGGCGGTTATGCCCGTCGTCCTTCGGGCGGGATGCTGGAATCGGCACTCGACGGGCAACCATGCCTTGAGCAAGTCAGGAAATCCGACATGCAGGCCGGGGACGTGCTGCTGATGCGCTTCGCCCGCGAGCCGCAGCACCTCGCCATCTATACCGGGCAGAACGTCATCCATTCATACCAGGCATCGGGGAAGGTGTGCGAACACATCCTCGATGCCCAGTGGAAGGCGCGGATCGTCGCCGTCTATCGCTTCAAGGGGCTGGTCAATGAGTAGCGTCGGTCAAGGCGTAGGGATGCTGGTGGGTGCCGCCATCGGGTTTTTTACCGGTGGCGCAGGATACATCGCACTCGGCGCAGCGCTTGGCGGCATGGTCGGCAGCGCCATCGATCCGCCCAAGGGGCCGGACATCATCGGCCCGCGCCTTGATGATCTGAGTTTTCAAACATCAACCTACGGCGCACCCTTGGCGCGGGCCTACGGTACGGTGGCGGTAACGGGTAACGTCTTCTGGCTGGAAAACGATCAGCTCAAGGAAACGACGACCACCGAAGAACAGGGCGGCAAGGGCGGGTCATCGAGCGAAACGACCACCTACACCTACAGCGCGACCTTCGCGGTCGGCCTGTTGCATGTGCCGGACGGGGCGGTTGTCTCGCTGCGCCGCTTGTGGATTGATACCGACCTGGTATTCGATGCTGGATCGGATAATACAGAAAGCATCATTGCCAGCAACCAGGGCGCCGTCGATTTTACGTTTTACCCAGGCTCAGACGATCAACTCCCAAATCCACGGATGCAGGCCGACAAGGGCGCGGCGAATGTCTCGGCTTATCCCGGCATGTGTTACATAGTGTTTGAAGACCTCTCGCTGGAGAAATATTCCAACACGCTCATGCGGGCGCAGGTCAAAGCCGAGTTGGTGATCGGGCAATCGACGGTTTCATTTGTCGATGTCGGAACACTGCAAGACACTTTCGATGGGACGGGCGCTACTGAGTCGGCGATGCTGTCTTCGGCGGTTATTGACCCGTCAGGCGTCAGTTATGGTCTTGGACGGTTCAATCAATGGACTGGGCATGGGGATGGAGGGTATGCGCGCCGTTTCCAGTTTGGGGAATACGACTCCATGATAATGACGACGGATCATGCGCTTGGGATCACGTCGGGGCAATTAAACTCGGTTGCCATCTGCTCGCAGTGTGCGCCAGGAACCTTGCCGGTATTTTTGCAATCGGTTTATCCGCTTGGTGGCGAGACCTGGTTTTCGCGCATTGAGGGATCAACCATAACGGTCACGAACCGCCTGTCGAACTCAGAATGGACGTATGGACGTTATGTCAGGATTGCGGCTTACGAAACCGGGTTTTACATGGCCTCGCCGTCGCATTCGCACAAGATTCTCAGGGTCGACGGGATTGAAATATCCGTCCAATCGACTGTTTCAGTAAGGGCCACAGCCATTGGGTATTCCGAAAACTACTTGTTTGTGGTCGATGGTGACGCATCAAGCGGATCGTCTTGCACGGTGAAGCGATTCGATCGCGCCAGCCTTTCTTTGGATGCAACCTACGCGCAAAGCGTTCCCGGCTCATTTGGTTCAGGTGGCCTGCCGCTTTTACATATTCTTTCAGATGACGAGTTTTATCTGTGCGTTGGAAGCAATTGCTCGTATTGGGTCGGTGGCGTTGCAGAAAACCTCGGCACGGTCTTTGACTATACGAACATGGCAATCAACACGGGAGGGTGGTTCCGCGTTTTGAACCACCAGCCATTCTCTGCGCTTTTATTGAAAAACAGATCACCAGAGAATACCCCGGCAATCGTCCGCATGACCTATAACCATGTCGACGCGGAAACAGCATCCTTGCGTAATATCGTTACCAGTGAGTGTGCGCTGGCCGGTGTGGACTCAGGGGACATCGACCTAAACGCATTGACCGACCACGCCGTGCGCGGCTACAAGATCGCCGCCCGTTCGTCCGTTCGTGCTGCGCTAGAACCGCTGCAAGCCGCTTTCCCGTTCGACGTTGCAGCATCTGGCTACAAGCTACGCTTCGTCTCTCGTGGCGGCGCATCCGTGGCAACAATCCCTTCCGAAGACCTCGGCGCGACGGATGGCGACAATCTGCCAGTCCTGCTTCCCGTGTCGCGTGAGATGGAATCGCAACTGCCGTATCGGGTGAATGTCCGCTACTCGGACGCGGGCAGGGAATACGATGTCGGCGAACAGTACGCCGAGCGCCCTGCTGAGTCATTGAGCGAGCGCACGGTGGAGCTTGCCATCGTGCTTACTGCGGACGAAGCGGCGCAGAAAGCGGATGTCCTTCTGGAAAAGGAATGGGTCGAGCGCACCGACATCGGGCCTTTCACCTTTCCGCCGACATGGGCCGAACTGGAAGCGGCGGATGTGGTCACGATTGAACACCGCAACCAGCAACACGAAGCGCGGCTTACCCGCGTTGAGTACCTGCCAGATGGTCGCTTGCAGTGCCAGGCGAAGCTGACGCAGGCCGCGTCCTACGTCTCGACGGCGCAGGGCAGCGACCCGCTGGTGGTTGGGCAGTCGTTGGTTCCGCTCAAGGGCAGCACGGCAGGCTACCTTCTGGACATCCCGCGCATCCGCAGCGAGCAGGACGTTCCAGGCATGGCTTATGCGCTGACCGGATTGGCTTCTGGCTGGCCTGGTGGCGTGATGTTGCGCTCCGACGATTCCGGCGCGTCGTACCAGGTCATCGGATCAACCAATACCCGCGCCAGGGTATTCACGGCGGGGGCATCCATCGGGGCGCATCATGGGTACAGCATCGACCACGGATCGGAATTGACGGTCACGCCGCGCTATTCCGCACACACGCTCTCCAGCGTGACCGAGGAGCAGCTTTACTCGCAAGCCAACCTCGCCGCTTATGGGGCCGATGGCCGGTGGGAGATCGTCTCGTTCAAGACCGTGACCGACAACACCGGAAGCTACACGCTCAAGGATTTCCTGCGCGGCCTGTACGGAACGGAGTGGGCGACAGGGTTGCACGATTCCGGCGATTACCTGGTCATGCTCGACACGACAACAGTCGGGTTTTTCGGATTGCCGACCAATGCCATCGGGTCAGAGCGAATTTATCGTGCTATTACCCAAGGTGCATCTATCGACTCCGCCGCAAGCGAAGCTGATATTTACGAAGCAAACAACCTCAAGCCTTTAAGCCCTGTCGATATTTCTGGTTCGCGGGATTCTGTGTCGCTTGACTGGACAATTTCCGCCGAGAGGAGAACACGCTGGCCGGTAGAGGTCTTCTCAGGCGCTGCCGTGCCTCTCGGTGAGTCGTCTGAAGCCTATGAATTTGAAATATGGGATTCATCCTACTCGACACTTAAAAGGACATTATCAGGAACGTCGTCGTCCGTAAGTTACACGCTGGCACAGCAGACGGCGGATTTTGGCGGAGAGCAAGGTGTTATTTATATCAAGGTTTACCAATTATCTGACACAGTAGGAAAAGGGTTTTCTTCCATTTATTCGATGTCACGAAATGTTGTAGACGACCCGTATCTTGGCAGTGTTGTTTTGTTGATGCACATGAACGACACGGCTTTGACGGATCAAAAGCTGCACGCAGTTTCGATATTTGGAAACGCCGCACGATCCGCAACTCAGTCGAAATTTGGCGGGTATTCGTGCTATTTCGACGGGTCAGGTGATTATCTGACCTTGGCCGACAGTGGCGACTGGTATTTTGCGAACCAGAATTTCACATGCGAAGCGTGGTTCTATGAAACATCTGCCGCCGCTTCCCGGCAAATTATTGGGCAGCATACAACCCAATTAACCAGCAACAGCAACTTCCTGATCTTGTCAAATTCGCAAAAAGTCGAGGCCAGCGTATTTTACGGATCGACAATTTTGACTATTTCAAACCCAAGCACGCATACGCTGAATGCGTGGCACCATGTCGCCCTTGTCAGGGAGGGCGCAAACTTGAGCCTTTATCTTGATGGGTCTCGCGTGGCGACCAGCGCAACGATTGGCTCTAATAACCTAAACAACTCAACGAAGAGTCTTTCACTTGGTGTTGTATTCAACAACAGCGGCCCTGACCCGGCAAACCTGTATTTCACCGGATATATCGACGAAGTGCGGATTACCAAGGCGGCGCGTTATTCAGGAACCACCTATTCAGTGCCGACTTCTGCATTCCCGAACCCGTAAGGAAAAACCATGAGCGATTCAACGACCCCATTCGGCACGGTTTCTACCGGGCAAGGAAACCAGACGGCCAAGGCAAACGCCTTGTTTGACGCCTGTGTTCCCGTGGCAATTTATGCCAAAAATTCGGCAACGACCAGCGGCCTGTCACTTGGTCTACACGGCGGCAAGCTCGGCATCAATGGCGTAGTGGCTGTCATTTCCGATTCGACTACGGCGCTGACTGCCTCGATAACGAACTACGTTGAGGCCAACCCTTCAACCGGCGCCGTGACGAAGAACACGACGGCATACACGCCAGGCTATTGGCGGATCGGTCGGGCGGTCACCGGCACGGCTTCTATTACGACTTGGTACGATGACCGCTTCCTGAATTTCGCGCAACAGACGCGGATGCTGACTCGCGCCTTCACGACGGATGCGAACTACACGGCAACTGCTGCCGAGGCAGATGTCGATGTCATCAACATAAGCGCCGGGGTGGTCACGGCCACCCGCGATTTCATCGTGCCGGTGGCGTTTCCGAAGGAATGGTGGGTCATCAACAACACCGCGCAATCGGTGCGGATTATCGGCGCGACCGGGACAGGAATCACCATCGCCACGCTGAAGACGGCCAAATTGCTGGCCGACGGAACCAACGTGCGGCGGCTGACGGCGGACGTGTAAAGGTTTAAAAATCATCGCCGGCACAGACCGTGGAAGGGAATAAGCAATGCCGGAAAAGATCGTTCATAACCTGACGACATGGAAGGACGAGATTGAACTGGCGCTTGTCTTCTGGTTCATCGGAGCCACCATCGGCATCGGGCAGCACCTGCTATCTCCAGATCGGTTTTCATGGCGCGTCATCGTCGGGCGGGCGCTATCGACGGGCGGACTGGCCGTCGTCGCCGGGACCATTCTCATTATGCAGCCGAATATGTCTCCGCTAGCCCAGATTGGCATTGCTGCCGGGATTGCCAGCCTCGGCACTGCCGCGCTTGAAATGGCGTTCATGCGTTTCGTCATTGGAAGGAAAACTACAGATGCCTGATTGGTTGCTTCTCCTCATAACTGTCGCCGCCATCATCGGCGCCTGCCAGTCCGCCCGCGAACGTTACCGTCACTACAAGCGCTGGAGAATAAAATGACCGATTACACGCAAACCCTGTTGCATCCGAATGTCAGTGCCTTCCTGGCGCTGATCAAATACACCGAAGGCGCCGGCTACCAGACGCTTTTCGGCGGCGAGCGGTTCACGTCATTTGACGACCATCCGCGCCGGGCGATCACCCGCACGATGGGCGGAAAGCCGATTACCTCTACGGCAGCCGGGGCTTATCAGTTTCTTTCACGAACATGGGATGAATGCGTCAAGGCGCTCGGACTCAATGACTTTTCACCGCCTAATCAGGATCGTGCTGCACTCTATCTAATCGAGCGTAGAAGGGCATTGCCTGCGGTTATGGAAGGCGATTGGACGACGGCCATAGAGAGGTGTAACAGAGAGTGGGCAAGCCTGCCTGGAAGCCCTTACGGACAGCCTACCAAGTCACTCGCTTACTGTTTGAAGTTTCTCAATGACCTGAAAGGAGGCGGCGCTACGGCGACCGAACCCTTTCCAGACTCAACCACAAAGGATACCAACATGGCTCCATTCATTGCTGCGGCTATTCCGTCGCTAATCTCTGCTGCTCCGGCTCTCATTCGACTGTTTGGAAAAGGCGAACAATCCGAGAAGAACGCCAAGGCTGCTGAGATGGCCGTAGAGATTGCCAAGTCAATTACGGACCAACCTACCGCTGAAGGTGCTGTTGCTGCGTTACAGAGCGATCCTGTGGTTGCTACGGCCTACGCCAAGGCCATTGAATCGAAATGGTACGAACTAACTGGCGAATCCGGTGGTGGCGGGATTGAAGGCGCAAGGAAGCATGACATTCAATCGCAATCGTCTAGCAAGCCTTGGCTATCACCTGCGCTATGGGTATCCATCCTGATTCTGCCTCTCGTCTATATCGTCGTGGTGGCGGTGATGTTCGGAGAGGGTTGGACGAACGATATTCGGGCAATGGTTGTCTCTTCCATCATATCGCTG